ACTCCCAGCCTCAACCAGAGAGCCAGAAGTCCTGTCGATTGTTAAATCTACAGCGTATGCAGTAGTCATAAAATTACTCCTTAGTTAAGATTGATTACGCAGATTCGTCACAAGAAACTTCAACGAGTTTTTCATCCTCAATACGGGTAGCACCCATAGAAGCTTCGAGGAATACTTGCGTAGAGTAATTCTTGTCAGAACGCTCTGTAATACGGGTTTTAGCATTACCGTTCATGGCAAGACCGAGAGCGGACTTCGCCCAGAACAGACAAACGCGGATACTGGAAGCTACGGTAAGTCTGGTGGATACAATGAACTTAAATCCCATGAAGGTATTAATATCACCATTTACCAGAGCTTTAACCGTATTGTAGTCACTAGACGTAATTGTACTGTCATTCAACAAAGCTTCCAACTGTGCTGGCCCGATACAGGCATACATAGGCTCTGCTTCTGGATCAACGTCAGCGTCAAGAAGAATCTTCTTAGCTTCGATCAATTTAGCCAGACTAAGGTCAGCAGAACCATGAGCGATCTTCTGAGCCGAAGGAAGAGCCACATTTGAAGCCGCATCGGAGTCACTGATGCTTACAGCGTTGCCAGAAGCAGCCGCTATAATCAGATCATCTTTCTGACGGTTCATGGACCACAACAGAGTCTGCATTGTAGGACTCGTTGGGTCTTTGGACATTTTGACCTTGTCCGGGCTGTCGATCAGATCGGCACCACGGTAAGTATCAAAGGTTACGCGCCTACGAGAGTAAGGAATCTCGGTCAGTGGCGTGTCTTCATGTCGGCTCACCGCTTTCTGCATAATAACGGTGTCCATTCGGTCGAAGTGAAAAGCTTTAGCGTCAGTCACGGTTTCCGCACGAACAGCCTCAGCAAGCTTCGATGGTTTCTGCTGAGAAAGATGGATGAATGTATCCGACCAATCTTGCTCAAACGCTTTAGTAATTTGTGTAGACATCAGACAACTCCTAATGTAATCAGTTAATTGGGTAAGAGTTGTCCGAACTGACGGGCTCTTATAAGTAGAACACTTACAATGGCCCCGGCCCCAGAAGGGTTGTCGGGAGGATCAGGCTGGTCAGAAGAGATTATCCGGCTAATGCGGGTTTCTTCTTTTTTGACCGTTTCTTTTTGGCCTTGGGCGAGGAAGGCCGCAATGCAACCTCCTCACCCAATTTGACCAGAAAGGAGGGTTGGTCACCAACATCTTCACGAGCCTGAATCCGCTTAGATGCTGGACACATTGTATATACTAATCTCGGAGATTCAACAACATTATTATAAGCCTTGCAAAAACGATCTTCGTAATGCCAACATTCCTCGCAACAAATATTACAGGTATCCATCAATCCTCCTGATGGAGAACCCCATACAATCTCTCCATTTCCATGATAGCTTCGTTATGCTTCGGATCATTCGCATCATGATAAGCCGCATGCAACGGATGGCTCGTGTCAGCGCGAATAGACTTAACCTCCTCGCGAGCAATCTCAGGACTGGTAATGCCTTGAGCTTTAACCTCGCCAGTAAATTTACCCTCAGTCATCTGAGCGCCGACCTTATGGAATAGGCGAATGAGGCTAGGGTCAGAGTCAAGACCGGAATTAGCAAAGTACTCGCGGTCACGATCAGAAGCAAACTGATCAAAGGCACGAGCAGCAATAGAGATATTTTGATCATAAGCCCTGCCCCAGTCCTTTTTCAATTCGTTAGTATTATCAGCGATGTTCTTGGACTTAACATTATCGATATCAGCTACTGCATCGAAAGCCATGTTGTTATAGTAGTCCAAAACAAAATGGGCTTGGTCCTTAGTGAACCCTTTGGTATGGGCCTGTTCGAGAAAAGACTTCTCAACCTCTTGGTTATACTGCTCTTTCGGAATCTTTGCAGGCGGTTCATACTCATACTTATCAGCCGCTTCTGGGCGACCCAGCTTATCCCAGATATCATCCATGGCTTGAGAGTCTGCGCCCTTCTCGGGGATTTTGATAGAATTACCCCTGTAAGACTCAAGCTCTTTATAGCTCTTAGCCAAACCCTCGACATCTTTAAACTTACCCAACCCTTCATCATCTTTAAGATCATCCGACAGTCCATCTCTCCAGCTCGGTTCAGGCGTTGCGTCAACACCGGAATTATCCGCAACTGAATTGTCCGCCGCATTAGCAGCAGGTTCAGCGATTGCATCGGGTTCCATGGTTTATTCCTTTCTAACATCTCGATTATTAAAAGCATCCATCCTTGCCTTGATCTGCAAGAAGATGGATCGCTGGCCTTCTTTATAGGCCATAGTCAATGGGTCCGCATCAAACGAACACATGTTCTGGTAATTATCCTCTAGCATCTTCAGGACCGGAGTCCCGTAGACACCACGGAACGTCCTGTAAAATGCCTCGTCAATAGCCGCCTCAGACTTAAGCGACCCCTGCTGCGATTTGACTTTGGGTGCCACCTAGTATCCCTCCTTCTTGTTCGCCCATGACCTTAGCCGCAGGCGCAAGCTGATTAGCCATACCAGCCATATCAACAAGATCACCTTTCTGCTTCTCTTCAGCGGCAGCTTGCTGCTTAGCCTCTTGGAGCTTCTGGGTTTCAGCCTTGCTTCTAACAACTTCTTTTGGAACACCCATAAGAGGAGCCGCAAAGCGAGAGGCTTCTTGTAGGTTTTGAACATCAAGGACAGTAGGATCAAACGAAGAAAACGAGCCATTCATTTCTGCCCAACGCTGGATAGCTTGGACCTGCGCAAGCTTCTGCGCGCGAGCCAACTGTCCGGTATAAACAATGTCCAGCTCGTCCAAGCCGTCAAGTTCGGGAGGCGGTTCGCTAATAGCGCCACTCCTGACCATCATACCAGCACAACGCTCAAGCATTGGGCCAAGAACTTCAGACTCAAACCGGGACACGGTAGGGCCAAGCAAACGCTCAACCTCACCGCGGACGGTAATTACCTCTTCAGCAGTCATCGCCTTCCCTCGCGGGAGATTCAACTGATCGACGAGGTACATGTCTTTTATGCCTTTTATCAGGTTCTCAGCCACGAGGGAAGACAAGTTCAATCGAAGCTCTGTCGGCATAGTGCGTACTTCTCGTGGATTCCGAGAATACACGATAGCGTTGGGAATCATATGGACTGTCCCAACGAAACCTTCCTCACCAGATAAGATAGGTGGGTTAACAGCTTTTTGGAGACCAATCAATTCCTGTCTGCGCAATTCATTGAGAGACAGAATATCTGCGAGCGCAACACCAGCAGGGCCACGCCCACGTTCCTCGCCAGAAGCCTTATCCCATCGACCAACGAAATAAGGGAACTCCATGAACGGGGAAGATCCAAGATGATGCTTGGCCTCTTCAATGATATCAACGGCAGTAAATGGGCCGCGGGCCTGAAGCCCTTTAGGGATATCATCAGTAGGGAGCACAGCACTGACAAGCCTTACTGGCTCATCGGGCGTCTTATCAAGCTTTACCTTATACTTCGCAGGGATGTTACTGCCTTCGAAACGCTGGAACAGTTGCCTTACAGATAACTCATAATCACGGAACACTGTATCAACGAGGCCAAGGTCATTCTCACAAAACGTGTAAGAACTTATCGGGAGAGACTTAAAGTTAAAGCCATTAAAACCCGGACGCTTTAATCGCGCCTCTTCAAGATAAAGCGCAACAGTCGCAAACGAATTAAAGTCAGCATAAATCTCGTTGATAACCGAGTAAAAGTTCGACTGAGCCAACGCATCGAATACCGCCATGTTGAGTTCACGTAGCCAGTTGGCAACATTAACATTCTTCTTAACCCTCGAGAATCGGCTAGACTCAGGAATGGAATATCCAAACCATTCAATTGCTTTAGGAGTAAGCGTATCTGCCATAATAAGAGCAAGCGTATTACTGGCTGAGGGAGCCGTTGAATCAAAGTGGTCATGACTTGTTTGCCCCGCCTGTGAAAAGGAATCGATGGACTGCTTTCTAGGACGAATATATTTCTGCACGGCAGAATAAA